CTAGGGAGAAAACCGAAGCGGAAACGCAGAGGTTTCATCTCAGGTCGATACACCGAGAGGTGTAAAAGAGAAAAAAGTCCGGATGAAGAATCCGGCGTTGACTGGAAAGTTCTTCTTGAAGATGTATCGTTTTCAGGGATCGAAAGATTCTTGAATATCCGATGGCCTGACGCATGCGAAGCATGGGATAGGCCGGAGAATGTACCTTGAAAACTGCACAGCCAGATGGAAAAACATCTTGTAAAGAAACCAGTTGCGAATGTGTTCAAAAGAACATAAGTGCTTGATGCGGCAGAGATGAAATGTAAAAAGAGAAACGCGGGGAGGCGAACACACAATGACTTATGAAGAACTGAACGAGATGGTCAAAGACTGGCAAAATGTCGGCAATCTGCGGGTTGCAACCGAGAACGGTAACACGTCACTGCACAGCGACACGGGGATTACGCCCACGGTGGCGAAGAACATCATCGCTTCTATCTGGAACGAGCTACCGAGGCTGTTTGAAGAGGTGCGCGCGCTGGTGGACGATCACGAGAGGATGAGCGCATTTCTGCGCGTCATCCAGCAGATTTCCACGGATTCAATGCGCTGTACATCCCGGATGATGCGGATTGCAGACTGGCGGCAAGGGTTGCCGGAATACATGGTGCGCGAGATGACCGAACCGGATATCGCAAAAATGCTGAATGGCGAAGAGCCGGGAGAAAGCGAATGAGCGACGGAGGATTGCCGGGCGTTTGCCCGTCGTGCGGAAAGATACTCAAAATCCGCATAAAAGGCGGCAAGGCGGTTTGTGTCTGCCCGGCGAAGGACTGTGGATTCACCTATGAACAACCCTGAATCAAGGGCGGCCTTTCGCCCTTCTTATGAGGCTGAGCCGGAAGTCGGCGCGCAAGGCGAAATTGCCGCGCTTTGCGTCAGGGTCGCGCCCTGAAAGCCTCACCTCCCTAGGCAGGCGGGGACATGCTGCCCGCCTGCCCATATTTTAAGAGAGGGACACAGCATGGAGAAAGAACGGCAATGGAGTAAAACATACGGGAGGAAACAAGCATGGAAAAACAAATGGAAAAGATGCGCCCAATCGGGCTGACGACACTTTCCATCGACGAGCTGGGGGAACGCGCGGCGGCAATCGCGCAGGACATTCAGTTTGCGATGACGCGCGCCATGACGGATATCGTGAGCCTTGGCGAAATTCTGCTCGAAGTCAAGCAGCGGAGCGAATTTGGACGTTACGGCAACTATGGCCGCTTCCTCGCGGAAAACGGGTTGGAAGAGAGGATGGCGCAATACAGCGTCGCGGCATATAAGCGGTATGCGCAGAAGCCGGAAATTTTGACCGCACTGGGAAGCGTGAGCAAGCTCAAGGAGCTGCTGGCGCTGCCGGAGGCGATGGAAGAAGAATTTCTTGCCGTGCGCGACGTGCAGGGGATGAGCGCGCGGGAACTCCGCCAAGAGGTTCGAGCGGCGCGCCAGCAGGCCGCAGGCGAGGCGCAGGACGACGGAAAGGAGAAACAAGGTCAGGACGGAAAAGCGGCAGACAGCGCGCGGATTTGCGCGCTTGAGAAGGAACGCGACGCGCTGAAAGCGCAGATTCGGGAAATTCAGGAGAACAGCCGTCAAATAGAGGAGCTTGACAGAACCAATCAGGAAAGGCTCAGTCAGGCGGAGGCGAAACAAAGCCAGCTTCGCGAGCTGCTGGGCCGGCTTCGAGAAGAGCGAGGGGCGCTGGAAGAGGAAAACATGAAGCTCAAGCAGGCCGCACTTCATCAGGGCGAACACAGGGAAAGCGACGAAAACGGGCGGTTGAGCGGAGCGACCTTCACGCAGAACGTGAGGAAATTTCTTTCGGAAAACGGGGAAGTGCCGATGATGCAGGGGGCATACGACGAAATGACATCCGACGAGCGGAGCGTCTTCCTTCGCGGACTGGACACCCTGCAAACCTTTATCGGGAGCGCCAGGGCGGCGCTTTGCGGACTGGAAGGGGAGGCGACGATTCGATGAACACCGAGTTGACGGAAATGACGGCTCTGACCGAGCGGGAACAGAAATTGGCGCTGATGACGGCGCAGGCCACCACACAGGGCATGATGCAGATGCTTGCACCGATGCTCAACGGCATGCAGCAGATGACGCAAATGATGGCGCAGACCGTTCAGCAGATGTGCACGATGCAGGAGAGCATGGCAAGCATGCACAAGGCGATCGAGCACAGCATGCCGCTTACGAGCACACAGGCGCGCATGCTGAACGCAGCCATCAAGGAGAGGGCGGCGGCGGTCAAAGAAAAATATGCGCTCGGCGACGAGGCGCGGCTTGACTGTATGCGGGAAATTCGCAAAAAGCTGTATCGCCGCTGGGCGGTCGCCAGCGTGAAGGAGATTCCAAGGAGCGAGTACGAGCTGGCGCTGGAAACCGTCGAACGCTTCGACGAGAGCGCGATTGCGCTGAAATACATTTAACGGGAAGCGGGGCGAAAGCCCCGCATGCCCTTTTCATACAGGGGAGATTGCCATGGAGATCAATTTCATCTTTCAGGTGAACAGTTTTCACCGCTTCAAGCGGGAAAACCCGCTTTCGGCCAATGCGCAGGCGCTTTGGGTAGAGCTTTTCGGCCTCTTTAACGCGCGGCGATTTCCCGAGGAAATGCCCGTGAGCACGACGCATCTATGCGCGATCCTCGGCCTGTCCAAAGATACGGTGTTGCGCGCGCGTAAAGAACTGACGGAAAATCAGTTGATTTCCGTGGAGCGCGGCGCGAGCGGACGCGCGGCCAGCGTCGTCAAGATGATTTATTTCAAAAAAGACTGTGGACAAACCTGTGGAGAACCTGTTGACAACACGGAAAAATTTGTTGATAAGTCGATGCGCACAGATGGAAATGTCGCAAATATGGACGCAAACTGCGACACAACAATGGACGGGAATTTTGCGTCGCAAGAATCGACGCAAACTGCGACACACAAAGAATTTTGCGTCGCAAATATGGACGCAAACTGCGACACTTATACAAACCTAAACGGAGTGACCCCAAACCAAAACGTGTATACCAAAGTACCCAGTTCTTATCCATCTTATCAGCACCGGGGAGATGGATGCGATGGAAAAGGGCAGTTTGAGACGATGGAAAAGGGCAGGAAACGGGTGCTTGAGCAGTTGGGGATTCGAGAAAGCGAGTTTGAAGACGACAACCCGGAGGACGAAATTCTTCGCGGCATTGTGGAGCTGATGGCGCAGGTATACGCCCAGACAGGCGGGGATGTTCCCATCGGCGGCAGAAAACTGAGCGTCGAGACGGTCAAGGGCGTTTTTGCCAGACTGACGCCGGATCATATCCGCTATGTGACGGACAGCCTGAAAAACGTGTCCGCGCCGATTCGTAATCCGAAAAGCTATCTGTTGACCAGCCTGTACAACGCGCCGTGCACGATGCCCTATGCGCTCAAGGCAGACTATGAACTGACCATGCGCGCCCCTGTCAGTCCGGCGGGAAAACGGGACGAGATGCTGCGGCATACGCCGGAGGACAGGAGAAAAAGCTACGAAGCGGCAATCATCAATTTTGACGACGAAATGCAATAAGGGGACGGTACAGGATGGAAACGGGGCAGAAAAACAGAAACCGAGACATTTATATGCTCAAGGGTTGCCAGGGGCTGCTTGACGAAATCCGCATGCTGAGAGAGAAGGACAGCAGCGAGCGCCGAGCGCTGATTGGAAGCCCGCGTTTTGACGGGATGCCGCATGGAGGCGGCGGGAGCGGCCTTGAAGATGTGCTGGCGCGCGCGCAGGCCATCCACGAAAAGCGGCTGCAAGCCATCGAAGCCTATGAAGCCCAAATCGCCGAGTGCGAGAAAGTGCTCCAGCGCGTAGACAACCCGACGCACCGGGCGCTGATTCGCGCGCTGTACGTCGAGCAGATGCCGATCTGGCGGGCGGCACAGGTTACGCACATGAGCGAGGCGACGGCAAAGCGAATCAAAGCCGACTATGAAAAAAGAGAGCATTTTTGAAAGGTTGAGCCAATTTGAGCTTGTTTGAGCCGGTACACTGTGGTATGATGCTAAACAGAGAAACAGAAGCAAGAGAGCCGCAGGGACAACCGCGCGGCTTTTTTGTTTGCGGGAGCGGGGGGGGTGACATGCGTGAAGACGCTGCTTTCCATCGACACACGCGACTTAAACAGGACGCTTAAAGAAGTTGGTGCGGCGCTTGGACCGGATAAAATGAACATCGCGCTCAAGCACACCATACAGGACACGGGGCGCAAGGTGAGGACGCTTGTAAAGAGCGAGATTCGCAAGGAATACCATGCGAAGGCCGGGCGAATCGGAAAAGCAATCGGCAGACCGCAATACTCGCTGGGCGGGACCATTTCATGCATCATACCGGTTCGGGACGTGCGTGGAACGATTGCGACGGATTCCGGAGGATATACGGCGCTCAAGCGCGGCCCCGGCGCGAAGATTGTTAAGAGCGGAAACTCGGTTTTGCCGCATGCGAAGACGGACAAGAGAATCCACTTTTACATTCCTTCCGGCAGGCTGCAAGGACATGTTTTTGTGCGTCACAATGACGGCATAGACTGGACAGGCAAGCGCAGAGAGGGAACGGGCGAAACCGAGGTATGGAAAACCAAGAAGGGCAAAAGAAAGAGAAACAGGAAAGTTCAGACGACGGGCGAACGGAAAAGAATCGGAACCATTTCGCACGGCGTAGGCATTGGCATTCCGCAGATGCCCATGAACCGGTCGGCAGACGAGATTCAGGAGCAGGTAGGACAGTACGCGATGGAAAGGCTGCTGCACTACGAGGAGGCCATTTTGAAGGGAATCGTGACGAGGTGACGGTAAATGCCGAGCATGTATATCAAGGAGCTGGCGCTTCTGGTCAAGCTCTCGCCACGCCGTCTCTATCAAATCAACGAAGAACTTGAACCTGACAAAAAACTTTTTGTGCGGGAAGACGGCACCAAGGCCGACCTCGCCACATTTGTTCAGCGCTGGGTCGAGTATCGGGAAAGCCTTGTTCGCGGAAGCGCCGAAATGACGCTGGAAGAGGCAAAGACCCGGCACGAGCTGATTAAAACGGAGAAGACGCGCTTTGAAGTGAAGCGCCTGCAAGGCGAAATGGTTTTTGCATCCGACGTGATCGCGCTGGGGCAGGAAATTGTCGGCGGAGTTAAAAACAATCTGCTGCATATCCCGACAACGCTTGCGCCCGTGCTTTGCAACATGGACGACGCAGAAGAAATTGAATCCGTTTTGACGCAGGCGATTCGGGAGGCGCTTGAAGACATGAGCCGACTTGAAACATGGCAGCCGCCGGACGTTGACCCCGGAACGCTTGAGGATGAAGAGGACGAGGAAGACAGAAAATGGGAGAACGAGTGATCGACAGGATGCGCGGAGAAATCATGCGCATGTTCGCGCCGCCGCCTGAAATGACGGTCAGCGAATGGGCCGAAAAGAACCGTTTTCTTTCGAGCGAGACAAGTGCGGCGACAGGCAGATGGAAAAACAGCAAGGCGCCGTATCAGACGGCGATCATGGACGCTTTTACGCAACGGGGCGTCGAGGAAATTGTTATCAAAAGTGGCGCGCAATGCGGAAAAAGCGAAATTCTGATGAACATGATGGGGCGATGCATCGACCTTGATCCTGGACCGATGATGATGGTTCAGCCCAGCCAGAGCACGGCGGACGATTTTTCAAAGCAGCGCATCGCGTCGATGGTGGAGTGCTGCCCGGTGCTGAAAGGCAAGGTGAGCGCGGCGAAAACGCGCGTATCGAGCAACACGATCCGACTGAAAGCCTTTCCGGGCGGCAGTCTGGTGATCGCCAGCGCGCAGAGCGCAAGCGAACTGCGAAGCAAGCCCGTGCGTTTCCTTTTTCTCGACGAGGTGGACGCCTACCCGGCCAGCGTCGGCGGCGAGGGTGATCCTGTCGATTTGGCGACAGCCCGAACAGAAACGTTCTACAACCGCAAAATCGTCAAGGTCAGTACGCCGACCGTCGAGGGGCGAAGCGCAATCGACAAAGCCTATCGAAACGGAACGCAGGAGGAATGGTGTGTGCCCTGCCCGTCGTGCGGGGCCTTTTCCTTTATGCGCCTGCCCGACTTTGACATTGACTATGAAGAATATGAGGCGGGCGGGAAAAAACAATATAAAATCAAAAAAGTGCTCTGGTGCTGCCCCAACTGCAAGGAAAAGCACACTGAGCGCGCCATGATGGCGCAGGAAGGAAAATACATTGCGCGAAACGAGCGGGCACTGGAAAAGGGTGTCCGCTCGTTTCACCTCAATGCGTTCGTTTCTCCATGGGCAGGATGGAAGCGCATTATGCGGTTCTATCTGGAGGCAAAGGGAATACCGGAACGCGAACAGACGTTCACCAATATTCGGCTGGGCGAATGCTGGAAGCAGGACACGACGCGGCTGACGACAGCGGAGGAAATCTACGCCCGGCGCGAGGAATACAGCGCGGAAGTGCCGAGCGGCGTTCTGGTGCTGACGATGGGCGTAGACACGCAGGACAACCGACTGGAATTTGAAATCATCGGATGGGGACGCGAACATGAAAACTGGCGCATCATGCGCGGCATCATCCCCGGAAGGCCGGATGATGAAAGCCGGGCGGTCTGGAAGGAACTGGACAAGCTGCTTGAAAGAAAATTTAAGAGACCGGACGGGAAGCGGATGCGGATTTTGACCACGTTCATCGACTCCGGCGGTCACTGCAAAGACGCGGTATACCGCGAATGCGCCATGCGCACGGCGCGCCGGGTATTCGCCATCAAGGGCAAGGGCGGCGAAGACGAGGAATATGTGAAAATGTCCAGCGAGATGAAGCGGAAAAAGGGCATTATGCTCTTTATCGTCGGCGTGGACAGCGGCAAGGAAAAGATCGCATACAGCCTGAACGTGAAGGAAGCCGGGCCGTGGTACAGCCATTTCCCCGCCGCGCCGGAAGCCGGTTATACGCTGGGCGCGATTCGAGGGCTTTTCGCGGAAAAAATGGAGATTCACAGCCGGGGAGGCCGAAATGTGGCCGTATGGGTGGAGGACAGCACGGTGAACGCGCGAAACGAACCCCTTGACTGCACCAACTATGCGCAGGCGGCCTTTTACGGATTCCAGATCGACCTTGACGCAATCGAAAAGAGGCTGAAAGGCGAGAATCAGATCATTCGGGAAAGCAGAAAACCGATTGTACCGAAAGCCAGACAAATTTCAGGCGGAATTTGAGTAAGGAGAAACGAACATGGCGATGACAATTCAGGAAGTGAAGGAAATGCTCGACGTGCTGAAAAAGTGCAAAAAAAGCATTCTTTCCGGAGAGGCGGCAAGCTATACCGTTGGATCAAGAAGCGTCACATTTCTGTCGCTTGATGAGGTGAACGCCGAGATCCGCAACTACGAAAATATGCTGGACGTGCTGGAAGGGACAAAGCGTGCGCGCGGCGTGCGCGTCGTGGTCCCTTACGATTTGTAAGAGGTAGAGCATGAGCGAGGAAAGAAAACGAATGCGTGAAGGCCCGCCGCCTGAGCATGGGGCGCGAAGCGAAAAGCGCAGGGGCGGCGCACAGATGGCAGCCGGTTACGCCAACCACGGCGCAAGCAAGACCAAAAGCTCCATGCTGGGGTGGATGTTTTCTGGCGGTTCGCCGGAGGACGACAGCGACCTGAACGGTGCAACACTCCGGCAAAGGGCAAGAGACCTCGACATGGGCGGAGGCCTTGCCAGAGCAGGCGTCAGCACGGAGACGACAACGGTTATCGGAACGGGGCTGATCCCCAAACCCGCAATCGACTACGAAGCGCTTGGCTTAACGGAGGAAGCGGCGAAGGAATGGGAGAAAATAGCCAAGCGAGAGTTTTCTTTCTGGTCGGGGAGCAAATTCTGCGACGCGGCGGAGAAGAAAAACTTTTACCAGCTTCAGAGCCTTGCCTTTCGGTCGATGCTGACAAGCGGCGACGTTATCGCGCTTCTGCCGATGTACGAATCGGTCGGAAGCCCATATGCGCTGCACATTCAGTTATTGGAAGCGGACAGAATGGGTACGCCGGACAGCAACGGAGAGAGCACAAGCAAGGACGCGGACAGCGGGAACGCGCGCATTGTAGACGGCGTGGAGGTGGAAAGCGACACGGGGCGCGTAGTCGCTTATCACTTTTCCAGCCGCCATCCGCTGAATGAAACGGACACACGACAAATCGAATACACCCGTATTGAAGCCTACGGAAAGGACACCGGCATGCCGAATGTACTTCACATTTATGTGCCGGACAGACCGGAGCAGTATCGCGGTGTGCCGATGATGGCACCGGTGATCGAGCAGGTGAAGCAGCTTGAGCGGTATTTGAACGCGGAGCTGACAGCCAGCCTGATTTCCTCGATGTTTACCCTTTTTATCACAAGCGACCCCAACGACAACAACATCGCATCGGCGGTTGACGATTCTGTTGAGGACGACGAGCAGACGACAAGCAGAGCGCCGCAAAATGCGCTCCATATGCGCGCAGGCGCGATTTACGAGCTTGCCCCCGGACAGAAGCCGGAAGGGGTCAGCCCGACCCGCAATAACTCTGCATTTTCCACGTTTGTAGATGCGGTCTGCACACAGATCGGCGCAAGCGTGGAGATGCCCAAGGAAATTCTGCTCAAAGCATTTACCAAATCGTACAGCGCGAGCCGAGGGGCGCTGACGGAATACTGGCGCAAAATTCCAAGGGCGCGGCGGGATTTCATTGCGGATTTTTGCCAGCCGGTCTATGAGGCATTTCTTGCCGAAGCCATCGCGATTGGACGCATTGAAGCGCCCGGTTTTTTTGACGACCCGGTGATTCGCGCGAGCTGGTGCAAATGCAACTGGATTGGCAGCACGATGCAGCAGCTTGACCCGCTCAAGGAAGTCAGCGCCGCCGAAAAGCGGATTTTGCTGAATCTCTCCACGCAGGAGCGGGAAGCAGCAGAGTTCAACGGGAGCGACTGGAACGAAAACATCATCCAGCGCAAGCGCGAAGTTGCCGCATGCGCCGAGCTTATCGCGATGGGCGGCGAGCAGGGGAGCGAAACGGATGCGCCAGATCCAAACGCACCGCCGGAAGGCGACGAGGAAGCGGATAACGAGACGGAAGCAATGAAGGAGGAAGTGACAAGCGATGAATCGGCCTAAGCTGTTTTTTGAGGCGCGAATGAGCGCCGACGACGCCAAGGTCGGAAACGTGTATATCAGCGGTCCGATCACGAGCTGGGCATGGGAAGAACTCAACGAGACGAGCGGCAAACAGGTGCAACGCGCGCTTGACAGCGTGAAAGACGCTGAAACGCTGAACATCTACATCGACAGTCCGGGCGGATATCTGGACGAGGGCATGACGATGATGAGGCTGCTCAAGGAGCACGCCGCCAAGGAAAAACATGCGTACTGCATGGAATGTGCGAGCGCGGCGACGCTGCTGCTGATTCCCTGCACGAGGGTGACAGCTTACGAGGGCGCGGAATTTCTCATTCACATGCCGCGCGGGATGGCCGAGGGAACGCCGGAGGAAATCATTCATTACGGCGAGGCGCTGCAAAAGCGCGCGGACAGCGTGGCGGGGCTTTACGCGAGCCGCATGACGGGAAAGACGGCAGAGGAAATCGGCCAGATGATGAAGGACGAGACGTGGATGACGCCAGAGGAAGCGGTTATCTGCGGTCTGGCAGACGATATCGCGCCCATCGCCCCGCAAGGTGGCGTGATTACGATGTGCGCGGCGCGGAGCGATGAAGAAGAAGCGGCGATTGCGCGCATGCTGGGCTATAAGCCGCGTCCCCATCGGGAAGAGCGTGTCGCCCACATGAACAAAAACAACGGCAAGAGCACGCCCATCTCCGGCGTGGTTTGCAATAAAGACAAGGAGGAAAAAAAGAGTATGACGCTGGAAGAACTGAAGAAGGAAGCGCCGGAGCTGGTGGAAAGCATCATGCAGGCCGGACGCAACGAGGGTGTGCAGCAGGAGCGCGCCCGCATGAAGGCACTGGACGACATCTGCGACGAATCGAGCCGGGACATCATCGCCGAGGCGAAATACGGCGAAACGCCGATGAGCGCGCCGGAGGCGGCAATGGCGATTTTGACGCAGATGCGCAACAGTCAAAAAGCCTCGGATAAGAACGATGGCGCAAATTATATGGCCAAGCGCAAGGAAGAAACAAGCAGAATGAGCAACGTCAAGGCGGGCGAATCCAAGGACAACGACCCCGCCCGACGCGACGAAGACGAAATCGACGCGCTGGCTCAGATGATGGCAAGCGCGCAGCGACGGTATTAACCCGTCATGTGCAATTCCCCGCCACAGGGGAAACGGCATAGCGGACGAAACGAACGATTTGGAGGGAATCATATGGCAGCGAAGGAAATGTATGGAAACCTTGGACAGAGCAGAGATTTTTCTCTGTTGGCCGGAACGGGCACGGAGCGCACGGTCGGCGTAGCCGTGAAGCCCGGAAGCGGACTGCTCGCGCGCGGAACGATTATCCAGATGGGCGCGGACGGGCTTTATGTGCCTGCCGAAACGGGCAAGATGGCAGACGGCGCTTGCGCGGTGCTTGAAAGCGACACGCAGACGGGCAGCGAGGTCAAGGGAGTTGCGCCCAGTGCGCTTGCCTACTCCCATGGTTTCTTTCTCAAGGGCAAACTCTCGCTCAAGACGGGCAAACTGACAGCGGCGGATCTGTTGGAACTGCGCCGTCAGGGGATTACGACCGACAACATGGACGGCGAACTGAACAACGAGGTTGCGGGCGGTTAATTTCAACCACTTCATAAACGCTTCATAAACGCTTCGCGAAACGCGGGGCGTTTTTTTCATGGAAAAAAGGAGGAAAAAAGATATGGCATCCATCACGTATGATGTGCAGAAGCAGATTAAGGCGATTGAAAAGACGCCGCCGATTCACACGTTTCTCTATGACACGTTCGTGCAGAACGAGGGCGCGGTGCTCGCCGAGGACGCTTACTGGGACTACCGCAAGAACGGTGTGGCGATGGCGCCTTTTGTGACGCCGGGCGCAGGCGGCAAGACCCTTGAGCGCGACACGTTTGAAACGCTGGGCATGACCTTCCCGACGATTGCGCCGGAGCGCATTGTCGTGCACAAGGACTACGCCGAACAGCGCAGTTTCGGCGAAGAGGTTTACGGCAGCCTTGACCCGCAGAGCCGCCTTGCGCGGATTATGGCGAAGGATCTTGCCGACCTGCGGTATTCGATTCAGATGCGAAAGGAATGGATGACGGCGCAGGTTCTTTTCAACGGTCAGCTTGACATTGTGGAGTATCTGGACGGCGGCCTGACGGCAAAGACCGTGCGTCAGGCGCAGTTCAATTTCACCAACAAGTACATTCCCGACAAGAAGTGGGGAGAAGCCGGGTACAGCGTGTACGACACGTTCCGCGCGATGGGGGACATGGTGCACGAAGGAAACGGAACCGTCAGCATCGCCGTGTTCGGACCGGAAGTGCGGAGCTTCATCGAAAAAGATCCGGAACTGCTCAAAATGCTTGATACGCGCAATGCGTACTTTGGTCGCATTGAGCCGGGGAAGGCGGACTTGCAGCGGGGTACGGAGCACATCGGCACACTGCCCAACGGCGTTGAGCTGTACTGCTACATGGGACAGTACCGCGAAACGCTTAAAGGCGCAGCGGCGAATTACATCCCCAAGGGAAAGATTCTGGTGGGTTCGCCGAAACTTCTGCGCGCGATGTTCGGCCCGGTGGCGCAGGTCGAAAAGGAAGGCGAACTGCCGAAGATTTACGCCAAGGAAGAAGTGCCGTTCCGCTACTCCAAGACGGGCGGGGACAGCGTGATGCAGCGCCTGACCAGCCGACCGGCGATCATTCCCTACGACGTGGACGCATGGGCAATCGGAACGGTGCTGTAAGCGCCGTTCCTTCGAATGTGCCGAAAGCGCCTAAAAGGGACAGGCGCAGAAGAAACCGAATAACGAGAAAAGAGGTTCACAATGGCGATTTTTGCGGTATGGCACGTCGGAATCGGGAATAAGCGCTACAAGCCCGGTGAAAGACTGCCGGAAGTGGATGACGCGACGTGGAAGCGCCTTGCCGAAGCAGGAGCGATTCGCACGGTGTACGAGGAAAATCCGCCGACGTCAGCGGATTTTGATACGCAGGCGACGGCTGGGGCTGGCGACCATGGCGATCCGGTCGGCCCAAAGGGCGAACCGGGAAGGCCTATTCTGACTGAGGACGAAGAGGACGACGATGACGCGCTGCCCGAAATCGACGCGGCAGAAGGAATTGTCGAAGAAGAACCGCCTGTCAGGTCTGCGAAGAGAAAGAAGGCGCGCGCGTGAGCCTTGCGGAACGCTTGAAAGAGGATGTAACCCACATTTTCTTTCGAGAAAGCGAATTTGCACGGCGGCACAGTTTCAATGGCACAGAAATCCTCTGCATCGTTGACGGCGAGGACAGGCAGAAGAATAAGAACATGAATGCCATATCCATCGAATGGGATGCGGGCGTGCATCTTATCACCCTTCGCGTTCCGGACGGACAGCTCGCCGATACGCCGCTTGAAGGGGAAATGATAACATTCGACGGCAGGCTTTACGCTGTAATTCAGGTTACGGACAATGAAGGCGAATGGATCATCGAACTGCGGTCTTCGGAGGCGAGAACGATTTTATGAAACGCGAGTTTGCATCCGTCCCCATGCCGGAAAACCGGGCGCAGGCGCGCGGCGGCCTGACCTACGAGGAGAAGCGGCACATGCTGCGCGACTGGGTTTACGAGAACTGCTGCAAAGGACGGCAGATGAAAACCCCTGTTCCGCGCGGCAGGGATTATGATGTGAAATGGGCGGAACCGAACTGCTTCGGAGGCGACAATTACCCTGCGCGCGCAAGGGACATCAAGAATCCCTACTCTGTTGCGCCCAGCATCCTCATTACGGGCGTATCGTTCAAGCCGTATGCAGAGACGAGCGAATATCTGGACAGCCGACAAAAGTGTTCAAGGCCGAAAAATGTTGGCAGTACCATGACGCTAAACCTGATTCACGCCGTCTATGACCCCGGAGAGCGGATGACCGTTCGGCAGAAAGAAAACGCGCAGGGAGAACCCATCCAAGACGGAGACCCACACGAGATGCTGCTGACGGACGAGGCAATGGACACGGGCAGCATGATTTTGTGGCAATGGATGGAGGACACGGCATCCGCCATCCATGCCGCGTTGAGCATCGCTGGCATGACGGTAAAAGACGACAGCATCATTATCGAGCCGTTGACGGAGAACGAATCCGTCAGCGATAGAAGGCCGGTATACTTCGGCGTTGTGCAGGTGACGCTTATCGGACTGAACAGAGAAATGCAAAGCCCGGAGCTTTCGGCTTTGCTTGATTAAAAAGGAGTGTGAAAAAATTGTATAAGCACGGCAACTATGCGGTGTTCAACATGGATGAGGCGCATGAGGCATCGGCCAGCAAAGGCAACTATGCGCCGGTTTACGTCGGCGCTCTGCCGGTTCACACCGTTGCGGGCGGCGGCGCAAATGTGAACAAGCCGATTCTGCTGACGGACTTTGCGTCGGCGGTTAAGGCAGTCGGCTACACCGACGACTGGGCAAACTACGACCTGTGCGAAGCGCTGTATACGCACTTTGTACTGGCGGAGAACGGGCCGATTGTCGTCATCAACGTTTTCAACCCGGCCACAAAGAAGAAGAACAAGGAGACCACGGTTCAGGCAACGGCCAATCAGGCCATTCTCGGCGACATGGGCAATGTGATTCTTGACAGCTTTACGGTAACGGGCAAGACGCGGGACGTGGATTATACCCTTGCGTATGACTATGTGAGTGAAAGGATCATTCTGCGCGGACTGCGTAAGGGCGCGCTTGAAGGCAGCCTGTCCATCACCTACGACGAAGTGACGCCGGGCATTGAAGCGGCGGATGTGATCGGCGACACGGACAACGAAGGCACAAACAGCGGATTGTACCTCATCCGCCACGTTTATCAGGAGACGGGCAAAATTCCTACGCGGCTGCTTTGCCCTGGTTTTTCGCACATTCCCACTGTCCATGAGGCGATGGAGACGGTCTGCAACCAGATCGGCGGCCATTTCGACGTATTCATGTTCACGGACCTGCCGCTTCAGAACGATGAGAGCGAAGCACTCAAGCCGTCCAGCGTAGCAGCGTGGAAGGAGAGCAAAGGCTACAACCGCGACAACGAAAAGACGCATTGGCCGCGCTGGGCCGGCGTGGATGGGCGGCTGTATCACCTTTCGGTGCTGGACGCGGCCAACTTGCAGACGCTCGAAAACGCCGCGAATGAACTGCCGTACCAGACGGCCAGCAACACGGCCATCCTCATTTCCGGCAAACCGTACTACGGAGAGGGAATTTCCCTTGTGCTTGACGAGGAACTGGTTGATGAGACGCTGGGGCAGTACGGCATTACCAGCGCGGTTTACCATGGCGGGAAATGGGTGCTTTGGGGCAGCCATTGCGCAAGCTACGTTCCGGGCAACGCGAACGCGCTGAACCTGTATGAAAGCACGCTGATGATGATGTATCATCTTGCAAACGATTTCCAGATTCGACGCGCGGATGAGATCGACAAGGTGGTTTCCGTCAACCGGATTCAGCAGATTGCGGCAGAGGAACAGGCCAACCTTGACGCGCTGGTTGCCGTCGGCGCGCTGCTCTACGGCAAAGCCTATTTTGTGCTCAACGACAGCGTGAAGTCGGATATGCTTGCCGGTGATTTTGCCATGCGCTGGGAAATCACGCAGAACATCAACATCAAGAGCATCACGGGCACGGTGCAGCGCACGGACGAAGGGCTTGTGGCCTACTACGACGAGCTGATTGCGCTCAACGAGTGAAAGGAGGAAGGAAAGCATGAGCATGAACAAGCAGGTGCACAACAAGGTGATTGACCAGCGCCTTTTTGACGGCTCTACGCAGGTGGAGGACGTGACCAGCGTGGACACGCCCGAAATTGAGTTTGTCAGCGACGAAGTGGACATTCCCGGCGCGACGGCCAAGATCAACATCGTAAACCCTTATCAGGTCAGCGCTATGACGGTTACGATCAACCACAACCACGGAAACGGATGCGACGGTCTGAACACGCCTGAGCTGCACCAGATCGAGCTGCGCATGGCGCGGCAGGTTATCTCCACGGCGAACGGCAACTCGAAGCCCAAATCGACCAAGGTGCGTTTTTCCGGCACCCCGATGAAGGTATCGCGCGGTTCGATTGAGCGGGGCAACCCGCGCGGTATGAGCGTGCAGTACAGCGTACAGCGGTACGAGGAAGAAGAAAACGGAAAAACCATCATCCTGATTGACGCGCTGGCAGGTATTTTGCAGATCAACGGCAAGGATTATGCGGGTACGCTGAACAGGATTCTGAACTGACCTAAGAGCGGGAAACCGCTCTTTTCTTTCTTTTGTCATTGTTGTCATTGCAGGGAAAAATGATACGATTTGAGCCGATGGGTCACGCTATAATGATAAAAGCAAGAAAAGACGAAGGGAAGGAAAGACCATGAGAGAGGAAATGAAAAACCTTTTGGAAATGCCGATTGAAGAGCTGATGCAGATGTCTGTAGAGGAACTTGAAAAATACAGCGAAGAAGAACGCGCGCAGGCATGGCGCAGGGTTGCGGCGGAAAGGCTCAGGGAGGCGTCGGCGGGCGTGCTTCACCTTTTTCAGCCGATGCGGAGCAGAGGCGAGGCAGTCAGCGAACTGCACTATGATTTCTCCGTACTCACAAGCCGGGAGTTTATCGCCTGCATGGACGCAGATCGAAGCAACCGGGACATGAACACCATCAGCCGCACACAGGCGCTCAGGCTGTACTACAAAATGCACGACAAAGTAGAGCGGCCTATTAGCGGACTGGATGCGCATGACCTTGAAGAACAGGCATGCATTGCGGACACAGATGCCATGGTGGAAAGAGCTGCCGCTTTTTTTACATCGTCGAAACTGGTGACGAAAGTGGGTCTGTAAAAAACATGGTGCTGGTCGGGCGGTACACCTGCACGCCATATCCTATGCTGCTGGATATGCCCATTCTCGAATACATCCGGCTGGAAAATGCGGTTTGCGAAATCCTTCAAGAGGAAAGCGAAAGAAGGAACGAAAAAACGTGAAACTATATATTGAACAAAAAGACATTGAAAAAGAAATCACGGAGGCTGTCGTTACGGACAGCGCGGGCGGACAGGCAGACAGTCTGCGCGTCACACTGGCAGACGGCAGGCTGCTTGACCAATGGGATATCCGGCAGGGACTCCGAATCGAGATGACGGAAGGCGGATTCACGACGGGGGAAATGGAGCTTCGCGACGTAAAGACGCGCATGGGTGGCGTAACCCTGAATGCGGTGAGCCTGCCCTACGCCGCGCGGCAGGAAGGCTGGAACTGCTACGAGAACATCTCACTGACCGATTTGCTCAAAATCGGAGCGAAGGAGATGGGGCTGAAAGGTGTGAAGCTCTACGGCGTGAAAGGAGAAACCGTGTTGCGCCGTGTGGTGCGCCGTGGGCAGACATGGCCGAGGTTTCTTGCACATGTGTTGAAGCTGGAAAGCGCGACCATCAAACTTTCAGACGGGTATCTGCTTGCGATTGATTACCAGACGTTTTTTTCTGGCGACGGCGCACAGGCTGTGCTGGACGAGGAAAGCAGGCCGAATCTGGTCAGAATGCCAAAGTGCCGGTATATGACTGTCAGAACCGGACTTCTCATCGCGAGGGCGGAAGATACATCGGTTTCCGGCAGCGCAAGCAAGACCTTGACCGACGAACAAATCTACTCCACAGAACAGGCGATGCGCGCGGCGCGCGGCTTGTTATTGAGCAGAAACATGGAAAGTGAGATTTATACACGGGAAATTTCGCTGAACGCGGGACTGGCGGCGATGAGCCGGGTTTGCGTGCTGGGGAGCGGCGCAGCAAGCGGAAAGTGGTTTGTACACCAATGTGCACACGACTTTATCCACCGAAAGACGCTGCTTACGCTTTACCGATATGTGACGAGCATCAAAATTTGAAACGTTTTTCTCAAATCCGCTGACGTCAGCGGATTTTGTTTTTTGGAGGAAAAGCATGACCTACGGGACGGTGATTGAACGCGGAAGAGCGGCGCGGCAGACCGAAGACGGCAAGTGGATCGTGGAAAGCATTGATCGGGACGGCGTGAACACCTTGCCGCTCGGCGCGATTGGAGAGGTGAAGGCTGGCGACATTGTTCTTTTCTGCGAATTTGCAGACGGAGAAGGCATGATTTTCGGCGTATTCAAGTGAGAAAGGAGGCGGGAAAATGGCCAGGAAACAGCAGGAATTGAAAAGTGTTATTTCCGTCTACGGCAAGGCGGACGGCTCGCTGGACACGCTCGCCAAGAAAATCAAGAGTTTCGGCGATAACGTCAGCAAAATCGGCGGCGCGATGACCATGATGACCGCCCCGATTATTGCGGCGATCAAAACAAGCACATCGCTTTACACCGACTACGACGATATTCTGCGCAAAATTCAGGCGGCGGGAAATTACAGCCCAAAGCAGATGCAAACCATCGGCGACGCGGCCAGACAGGCGGGCGCAGACACAAGGTATATGGCCAGCGATGCGGCAAGCGCATTTTTATCGCTGACACAGGCAGGTGTGCAACTGGAAAACAGTCTTGATACCCTGCCGACCCTGCTGAATGCGGCGGCGGCGGGCGATATGGATCTCGCTGCCGCAAGCGATCTGCTCATTTCTAACGTCTATTCACTTGGCAAAGCGTTTGAGAAAAACGACGTAGCCGCCTACATGGACAAAGTGGTTACGGCAGCGGACGCAAGCAACACAAACGTGCAGGAAATGATGGAGGGCGTCAGCAAAATCGGCGCAGCAGGACGCCTTTTTGCAGGCGGCGACAGCGAGCTGCTGGCATTTCTGGGCATGCTGGCGAATCTGAACATGAAAGGAACAACGGGCGGCATTAACGCCCGAAACATGATTATCAGCTTGCTTGCGCCGACGAAAAAAGCGGCAACGCTGATAAACTCGCTGGAAATCAGCGAGGAAGAGCTTGACGAGACGCTGGAAGGCATCGACCTAAAGAGCGCATCTGCCGCCATGGAAAAAATGGGGCTTGAGACGGTCGATGCAACCGGAAAAGTGCGTCCCATGGTCGATATTCTGACCGATCTGAAAAACGCGACGGACGGCATGGCCGACGACGAAAAGGCGAACGTGCTGTACAGCGTTTTTGGAAAACGGACATATCCGGCTGTCATGGGATTGATGGAACTGCTTGGCCAATACCCTGATCTGCTTGAAAAAATCGGTGCATCGGCAGGCGCGACGCAGCGGAAGGCCGAGACGCTGGAAAGCGGCATCGGCGGCAGTGCGCGCACACTGAAAAGCGCGTTTGAGGAATTAAAAATTTCCATTTCCGAAGTGTCGAGCGAAAAAGTCATGGAATGGATGAGCAGGGCGCGCAACTTTTTGCTGGACGCCTCGGATTGGCTCAATGGGCTTGATCCGGAGACGGTCAACACCTTCCTTGACACGGTTGTGAGCATTGCAGGAATGGGCGCAGGGCTATTCGTTGCTGGGAAAGGCATCAGGGTTTTTTCTGACGTTTTGAAAGCAGTATCAACACCGGGCGGTGCGATTGCCCTTGGCGCGGCGGCTCTGGTGACACTTGGCATTGCCATTGCCAGTGCGCAGGATGCGGCAGCAAGGGAAGACCTTGAAAAGCACTTCGGAACGCTCGAAATCGACAGCGAGAAGGTTTCTGCGTGGATCGGCTCGATGAGCAGTGCCTACGAAACCGCGGCTGAAAGCATCGGCAGTTACGGGGAAGCGGTGAAGGTGGCGGGCGAAAACTATGAGGGTTATGTTCAGCAGTTTTCGGGCGGCATCCTCGAAGCGTTTTTGACACAAACAACGCTCAACGAGCAGGATAAAGAGGCGTTGGGCAGTTATGTGAGTGCCATGGTGGATGAGGTGAAGAACGCCGCAGGACAGCAGGAAGTGCATCTGGGCGAAATCATCAAAATCACATACGACGGAGCGAACCGGGGCGACACAGAAAAGGCGAACGCATGGAACGAAGCCATCGACGGGCTTTTCGGCGCACTGGAAACGGACGCAAAAGAAGCCGGACAAAACCTGATGCAGGTCTATCTGGACGCGGCGAGGGATGGCGTCATCTACGCGGATGAAAAAGAGCTGATTGCCGAAGCACAGGCAAAGCTCAACAACGTCATGGCGCAGATTCAAAGCCTGAACGCAGATATAGACTGGAACACCATGCTTTCTCAGGCGATGGATCTAAGCTATGACAGCCTGCAAGAAGGTCTTACCATGATTGCCGAAGCCAAGCAAAAAAGCGATCAGGAGACGCAGGAAAACTTTTATCAGCTCATGGGCACGGAAAAAGCCTATGAAGACCGGAAATTGGCTATTCCGCAGGCTGTCCTTGACGCATACGGCATCGAGCAGGGCGATTATGCGGGATGGAAAGCCGGTATTGAAAGCGACGCGAACGAGCAAAAACTTGATAATAATCAACGCAGAGACAGGGGAAGCGCGCAAGTCGGCGATTATGCTTTTGATACCTATGTCAAGAATGAAAGCCGTGTCGATCTCGCCAGCATTGAATCTATTGCGCAGGGTGTCATCGACGGAACGGTAACGCTTGACGACGCCTTTGAACGGGCGGACGATATCATCGGCGACATGAATCAAGGCGACGCCAAGAAAGCGGCAAACGGGTTGGAAACGATCATGCAAACCATCAGCACCGCTCTTCCCTTTGACGAACTGGTGGCGCAAATCCAGCGGCAGAAGGAAACGCAGGGCGTGGTTTCTGACGAGCTGATGGAGCTTTACAAGGATTACCTGATGGTCGGCCTGTTCAACGGGCAGGTCATGGGCGGGTGGTTCTCAAAGGAAAGCCAGTTCGGTTTGAGCGCAGAGGCGGGAATACCGGACAGCAGCGCGGTTTACATGGGCGGCAGAGAAATCGGCAAGAAGAGCGATCTCGCCATTGGAACGACATCGCCGGAGGAGCTGAACCAGAAGGCCGCAGAGGCAGTAGGAACCGCGAAAGAGACCATCGAAGGCACTGTAGCGAACATGACAATCGGAGAAACGCCGTCGGGCGGGGAGATTGCCATCGGGGTTACGGGAGATGCGCAAGCCTATCTGGATGCAAACCCGGTCACGGTGCGCGTCAGCTACGACGAAGTGCTTGGAGCACCTGAAAAAAGAAACACCGAGACGAGCGGGACAAAACTGAAAAAGCATGCTCTGGGCGGTTACTCTGACCAACCGGCCATTTTCGGCGAAGCGGGCGGCGAATGGGCTATTCCGGAAAGGAAGACGGAGAGAACGCGCGCACTTCTGCGTCAGGCGGCAGCAGGAAGCGGATTTACGCCGAACGAGGTTTATCCCGAAAAGCGTGTAGAAAAAACAGCGATGAATTTCACTTTTGCGCCGACCATATACGCCGGAGATGCAGGCGGCGTTAAGGCGGCACTGGAAGGCGAGCACAGCGAAATGATGAGCCTGATTGAAGAATGGTGGAACGAAAAAATGAGAGAAAGAGAAAGGGTGAGTTTTGCATGATGACTTATTTGTGCAGCGCGAAGGAAACTTTTGATGAAATCGCGCTGAACCTATACGGCGACGAGCAATATGCAAGCGTTCTGCTTGAAGCCAACCCTCAGTTGGCGCACAAGATTATGATGGACGGGGGCGAGGTTATGCGCGCGCCGGAAATTACGACGGACAATGCGGCAGACACGCTCCCGCCGTGGAAGCGGGGCGCGTGACATGGCCGCACATATCGCATGGAACGGGCATCGCATCGGCGGGCTTGAAAAAGGGGCAATCGTTTCCTACAAGGATTTTTCGATTTCATTTTCGACAAAAACGAAGGCAAAGGACGGAAACGGCGTGCTCTATGTCGGTCGGCAGGGCTACAATGCGGCAGAGTGTCAAGTGACGCTGGATTTGCGTACATCGCTGGGGCAGGATGTGCCGGAAATTGTGGAGGCGTTCAAGCGGGACAACCGAAACGGCGAATGTGCGCATCTCTTTATAGGCGGAAAGGATTTTGGCTCGGATTTTTTGCTGACAGACGTCAGCGTGATCGACGCGAAATTTCTGCCCGTCACCGGCGCGATGATAAGCGCGGAGGTCAAACTGACATGGAAGGAAAGCGACGGAGCAGTTTACGACAATACATCCTCAACGCCGAGCGGGCCGGGAAAGGACAGCGCGAAAAAAAGCAAGGGAACCGGCTCGAAGTACCTGAAAAGCCGAAAGGACGCCGGCGCTTCGGCAGGAGGAACGGCGGGCGGCTCGACAGGGAAAAGCGGGAATCTGACCGGCGCGGTGGGCGGGTATAACACATCCGGCATCAGCAGCAGTGCGAAAAAGATCAACCCGCCTTGCCAATCCACAATCCGGGACAGCAAAAAGCGTCCGGGGAAAAACACGGTGAGTTCCAAATAAGGGGTAAACGAACATGACAACTATCAGCACTGCGGGAACGGCAATCGACACGGAAGCCGACGAATATGAACGGCGAACGATTGCCAACGCAAAAAATCTTCTCCGGCTCAGGAAGGGCGAAATCGCATATGACCGCATGCGCGGGATTGATCCCGCCATTTTTGATCTTACCCTTACGCAAGCCCAGAATGTTATTTTAGCCGAGGTGACGCGAGTGCTGGCATGGGAGCCGGATATCCGCGTGCTGGCGGCGCGGCTCCTGCCGGGCGGAGACGGGACGGACGGCAAGTTTGTGATCGAGGCCGACGTGGAGGTGGTAACGTGACTTATATCGAGCTGGATTTCGACGCACTCTACAATGAGGCGCTGCTGATCTATCGACAGAATGGGGGCGACGTGCTTTTTCCGGGGGACGAAAAGGAAATGCTGCTGCGAACCATCTTAGGCATTTTGCAGCAGGAACGCGCGAGCTTGAATGCGGCGATTGCGCAGGGGACGATTCGCGACGCGCAAGGAACGTATCTGGACATTCTGGGTGAAAACGTGGGAGTTGCACGGCAGAGCGAAACCCATGCGGTCAGCACACTCGGTATCACCATACAGCGAGGTGAAAAGGGCGTTACGATTGAAAAAGGGACGCTTTTTTCCTATAACGGACTGCTGACCTTTGAGACAACGCAGGTAGTCGGCGCGACGGCAGGCACAGGCCAGATGGAAATTACCGTGCCGATCATGTGCACAGCGGGCGGAACGGCGGGAAACGGACTTGAAAAGGGGATACCGCTTCAAGCGGTTGAGCCGCGCGCATGGCTGATCGCAAGCAAGTTGACTGAAACGACGCGGGGCGGCGCACAGGAAGAAGAGGACGAAGCCTACCGCAAGCGAATCATCGAAAGCAATTTCCGCAAAAATGCAACGGGAAGCCGAGCACAGTATAAGGCGGTAGCCATGTCGGTCAGTTCGTCGATCTTAGATGCAAGCCCAGTGGCTGACGAAAATTTTACCGACGGCGTCGGTCAGGAGTATGGCTTGAAGCCCGGACAGGTCTTGGTCAGCCTGATGTTTACAGAGAAGGTTTCGGAGCAGGACAAAAGCAAAATCCTTGAAGACGCATGGCAGGCACTCAGTGCAGACGAGAGCAGGCCGCTGACAGATACCATCGTCGTAAAAGAAGCGAAGAAAAAAACGTATCGACTGAAAATGAAGTATAAACTGCGGGACGATACGGAAGGTGAAAACCTGCTTCTGTCTGTCAACAAGGCCGCGAGTGCGTATCAGGCATGGCAGAGCGCGGCCATCGGGCGCGCGTTTGACCCATACAGGCTGACCAGCATGCTTTACAACGCGGGATGTAGCCGTGTGGACATCGACACGGACGCATCCAGCTTCGATGGCGGAGTAGCGACCTATACGCCGATTGACCGGGCAACCCGTATCGAGGGCACTGTGGAGTTGGAGGCGATTGTATGACAGAACTGTTGTACAGGCCGGAAAGCGAAGAAGAGCTGTACGCGCTTATGCCACGCTTTTTGAAAGAAGACAGAAATACGCGCGCGCTGATCGCGGCGGCCTGCCACATGGTTTTCAGGTTTCTGCAAGCGGTTGAGCACGCGATTGTTGAGTTGACGGACATTGATCGGATGAGCGAGGAAGCGCTCGACGAAAAGGCTTATTCACTCGGCATGCTATGGTACGACTATCAGGCGGACGTGCAGAAAAAACGGATGTGGATCGCCGAAACGGAGCAAATGCGCCGGAGCATCGGCACGATAGCGGCGATTGCCAGGTTGATGACCGGAGTATATGCCAACTGTAATGTCGAGGAATGGCCGGAATACGGAGGAGAGCCGTATCATTTCCGCGTCACGGTTTTTGGAAGCACAGACCACAAACAAGAAGAATGGGCAAGGAAAGCAATCGAGCACACGAAGAACCTGCGTAGCATTTTGGACGGATTTTACTACAGCAGCACTACGTCGGGTATTGTGCTTGAAGCTGAAAGCCGCGCCTATGAGGCGGGATATCGACGCACAGGCGAAGGCCAAGACGCGCTGATGGGCGCATAAAGACGGAGGCAGACATGATTGAAGCAAAAACGGCGGAAAAGACGGCTGCGTGGCTGGCTAGACGAATCGCCTATGCGCAGGTGCAGACCGTTCAGGGATGGGAGAACGCCGTCCGGCTGGCTTATGAGGTCAGGGAAAATCACATCACGCTTTTTGTGACCATCGGAAGCGAGACATTAGGCAAAAGCGACGTGACGGCACTCAGACTGATTGACACGGGCGGAGACGTTTGCTATATGCGGGAACTCGATCTGAAGCGCAGGGACGGGGCAGGCACCATATACCGAACGGATATTGTGGTCAGGGTGGAGGAAAAAGAGCATGTATAATCTTGTAGACTGGACAGACAGGGACGTTGAGCATCCGCGACGGTTTGCCATGACGGAAAACGGGGACGGAACGTACACCCTGACGCCACAGCCGGGCGAAATCCGAAGAGAAGGAACGGCTTACGACGCCGAACACATGAACAACCTTGAAACCGGCGTAGACGCGAGCGTTTTACTTGCGTCTTTTTTATTTTCGCTTTTCTCGACCGGCGCGGAAAACGTCGTCGTTTCCGTCGAGGCCAAAACACTTCCACCCGGAAGCGAGGCCACGGCCAGCCTGACGACGGACGCGGGCGGAGGCAGAAAGCTGACGCTCGGTGTTCCGCAGGGAATCCAAGGCGTTCAGGGAGTTCAAGGCATTCAGGGCGTCCAAGGCATTCCGGGAATTAAAGGCGACAAGGGAGATAAAGGCGACAAGGGCGACAGGGGAGCGACCGGCGCGACCGGGCCGCAGGGTCCAAAAGGTCCGGCAGGCGTGACATTCAACCTGAGCGGCACGACGTTGACGATTACGACGGGGTGATAGCATGGCGAAGAAGATTCCGAAATTCAGCTACACCGGCGCGTATGAAACCAGTTCGGACGACACCTATTGGTACATCAAGCTGAAAAGCTCCGGACAGATGACGTTCACATACCGAAAGCGCATTGAGGTCGGATGTGTGGGCGGGGGCGGCGGTACCATCAGCAACAGAAACTATGCGCACATAGGCGGGTTTGCAGGTGGAGGCGGCGGGTACATCAAAACGGGGACGACCACGGCTGAGGCAGGAACCGCATATGCGGTCACAATCGGCGCGGGCGGCAAAGGGATAAACGGATGGAGAGACGACGTGACCGCCGAAAGCGGCGGCGCAACGTCGGCATTCGGAATCTCCGCTCCGGGCGGGGGTGGCGGCGGTGGCTGCGATTTCCCCGGCGCGGGCACAGGCAAAGGCGGCAAAGGCGGCCACTACATCAACATTCAAGGCACAGATGGCGGAAAAGGCTTAAAGCTGTTCGGGTTCGGCCCCTTTGGCGGCGGAGGCGGCGGCGGAAGCGGCGCGGGCGGTATGGCGCTGGCAGGCGGCGGAGGCGGCGGAGGCGGCGGCGGCAAAGGCGGACGCGGCGGAATAAATGCCGTGGACGGCGGCGACGGCGAGGATGGCGCGGCCAACACCGGCGGCGGAGCAGGCGGCGCGGGCGGCGGCTGGTACAAAGAACCGTATCAATCGCAGCCGGGCAAAGCGGGAAGCGGCGGTTCGGGCATCGTCATCATCCGGGGAACGCAGGACGACTACATCCCTGTGATCTTTAACGGAACACAGCTCGACAGGATCATCTACAACGGCGTGACGCTGACGAGCCTGATCTACAACGGCACGAAGCTCTATTGCAGAAAGTTCAGGCGGACTATAAAAAATCTAATAACTGCAAATATTGCGGAGAGCAGAAAGAAGGCGGAATATGTATAACGGACGCGGCGTCGGTGTTTCTATCGACAAACAGGCGGACGCGGTTTCGGGGAGAACGGCTGCACTTCAAACGAGTATCAGCAGAGACCCGCGAGCGCTGGCGACTTGGCAGCAGATTCGAGAAACGGCAAAGCAAGTCGAAATTATGATGCAGCGGGTCATGCGCGTCGCAGATGAAGTTTCGCCGGGCGCGATGTCCGCCTATGTCACGGAGTTGTCCAAGAAAGCAGATCAAACGCTGCAACAAATGCAAAATCAAGCTGAACAGGCGTTAAACGAAGCGGCGGAAAACGTGAAGAAAGAACTGAAAGTGCGAGCGGATGCAGGCGAATTTACAGGGCCGAGAGGGCCGCGTGGTTTAACGGGTGAGGAAGGTGAACCGGGGGCGCCTGGTCCACAAGGTCCGCAAGGCCCGCAGGGTGAAAAGGGCGATCCGGGCAAGGATGGCGAACCGGGGATGCCTGGTCCACAAGGTCCGCAAGGCCCGCAGGGTGAAAAGGGCGATTCGGGCAAGGATGGCGAACCGGGGACGCCTGGTCCACAAGGTCCACAAGGTCCGCAGGGCGAGAAGGGCGATCCGGGAAAGGACGCTCCGCAGGAAGCGGTACTGTATACGGCGCAGACGCTTGATGATGCGCAAAAGGCGCAGGCAAGGGAGAACATCGGCGCGGTAGATGCAGCCCAGCAGAACATCCTTGTGGGCGGCGAAACGGGCAATCCGATTGCCGTTGATGATGCCTTTGCCGCGCCGCTGCGAGGTCTGACCGTCTACGGCAAGAGCACGCAGGACGGCACACCCAGCCCGGACAACCCGGTGCCTATCGTGAGTGCTGGCGACGGCGGGAGCGTGACCGCGAAAGTAACGGGTAGAAATATCCTTGATATGAGGAATAGTAAAGAATCTATCACAAACAGTGGTGTGACATACACTCGTAATGCGGATTATTCTTTTACTAGAGCCGGAACTGCTACAGAATCTACAGGCAATGTGTGGATGGCAGGCGGTTACCTGATAAAGCCCAAAGCCGACCTATCTAACGTTTTCTGCGTTCTATTAAAAGGCGTAAAGTACAGTATCAAAGATTGTGTTTTACTCGCCATTTCTTCCGATGGCAACGCATTAGTAGCACGCAATGAAAACTTTATGCCTACACAAGACATGTATATCACAGGCGTGAGGAACGAAAATTTCATAGTAGGCAAAACCTACAACGATATCGTTTACCCGGCTGTCTATGCCGGAGAAAAGGCGTTGCAGTATGAACCCTACCGTGAACAGCTCCTCACTCTGCCCACTCCCAACGGCCTACCCGGCATCCCTGTCACCTCTGGCGGTAACTACACTGACCCTAGCGGACAGCAGTGGGTGTGCGACGAGGTAGACTTGGAGAGAGGGGTGAAGGTACAGAGGATTGCGAGTTTCGTGATTGACGCTAAAAACGCAAAGAATATTTTTGTGACGAACATCCATACGCACGTTACTGTGGCCACAAATGCGCGTATTGCAACGCCACAAAAAACGAACAAAGATGTGCGATTCGAAAGATGTGTATTTTGCGAAGTGTTGCCGTGGGTGAAGAGTATGTGGGCTAGCCATGTAACCGGAATTGGTTTTGTTGAAAACGACAGTGTTGAGCTCTCAATCGAAAACTCCTACTTAGGGCTAAGTGAAGCAAGCACCGATGATGAACGAAAAACTGCACTGGTGAAATACTTTACAGATAAACCTTGCAAAGTTGTATACAGAATTGCCACCCCCATTGAAACCTCGCTCACCCCCGCTGAAATCGCCGCCTACAAAGCGCTGACTACCTACGCGCCCGACACTGTGGCGCAAGCGAGCGACGGCGCAGGGTTGAGACTGAACTATCAAAAAGACGTGAACATCGCGATCAACTGGAAGCCGACGGTTAATCAGCTAAAGATCGATGTTGACGCTAAAATCAATCAATCTGACGCGCTGACATTAGAAGAGATTATGGCGAGCACGGGCTTGTCTAAAAAAGTCGCCAGCGCCGAAGCGGTTAAATCCATAAAAAATAATGTCGGCTCGATAAAGTCTGGTGGTTTTTACTCTGAAAAAACCAAAGGGAATACGATGCCGGCTGACTATGGCGGCTTTATCCGGATTAGTGGCGGAAGCTGGCCGGGAAGTTATTATTCGGATACGTATTATGTGGGCGTTAGTTCTAGCAGCAATGCGTTTTTGGGCATCCAAATAAACGGCGCTAAACAAATTACATGGGTACAAATATAAACCGAATAGGAACGGAATTGACTGTGAAAACGAGGATATGCAATGATTAAAATCAAGATAAACGCCTCGGACGAAATCCGGGAAGTAACGTTTTCGCGGCACAGTGAGCATGTTATTGAGCTTGGCGGTATCGCCGACGCTCCAACAACAGGCTTTACGACGTGGCGTATGGACGGCGTGACCCAGCTCGGCGATTTTAGCGATTACACGACCGTTTACCGCACCCTTGACAACGCGGTGCAGCTCTCCGACGACGGCAGTGTGTACGTCGAGCCAAAACCAGAAGACCCGCAGCCGACTGAAGAAGAGAAAGAAAAAACTTTAATGAAAGCACAAATCAAAGCTCTAGGCGACCGTAACGATTTTTTAGAGGACTGCGTGGCCGAGATGGCGAGTATCGTCTATGCGTAACCTTGCTATCGGGCTTTTGCTGAGAATAGTAGGAAAGGAGGGTGAAACGATGATGGCTATGTTTTTCGCGCAGCGCGTGATTCTGGGCAAGACAGCGTATAAGGACGTCCCAGCTAAGCTCAAGAATCAGGTCAAAGAGCTGCTGGTTGACGCTGGTCTGCCGGAGCTGGTGGAAGAATAACCGACAATGCCCCGCCCGTGTGAGCGGGGCAAACTTTTAAGAAAACAAGCGAATGTTTGTTTTGTTGAGGTCAACAAAACAAAATGGCGCTTTTTGAATTGGTGCTACATTTTAAGAAGATACAAAAATGGATTCGAAGAAGGAGGATGAGGCGTGAAATATGCCGTTCTGGACGACGTTGGCAGCGTCGTCAACATTGCGGAGAGCGCCTATCAACTTCAAAAAAGTGCGGTTTGTTTTAATTATTGTCCATAAAATGGCACGTAATGAAAGCAAGCACATGTTATCTGTGTGACTTGATTCAAAAAGTCATCAACAAAAAGGCCGGCCGATTTTTCAATCGGTCGGTTTTTATGTGCCGTAAAAAAGAAAGAGGTGAAGAAAATGGGTTCGGGGAGCGATGGAAACTATGCGGCGCTTCGCGCGGCAGCCAGAATTTCTGGCGGCGAAATTCTGCGCGACGCGCGCGGAATGCCGGATTTTTTCGCGGTATTGACATCTGACTTGGAGGTGAACGGACAAAAGCCGGACAGACTGCTGATGGGCAAGTATGAAGCCTGTGCGCGGCTTGGCGGTCTATATGTCCTGCCGCTGGAAGCGCCCAGGACGGGATTGACATTCGAGACGGCAGCAGCGCTTGTCCTCGAAAAAGGACTGGGCTATCACCTTTTGACCCTTGCCGAGTGGGCGCTTTTGTGCAAAAGCGCCGAGGATGAGGGCGGCGGGTATGTCAACGCGGATGCGCCGATTTCGACGGGGAGCGGTGCATGGGCTTACGCGCACAATGGACGATGGACGGGCGTTTGGGACGCGGCGGGAAATGTCCGCGAGTGGCTTTGTGGGTACAGAACAGTGGACGGGGAAATCCAAATCATCCCGAATAATAACGCGGCAGGATGCGAGAAAGACGAACTTGGTGCCGGATCGACCCTGTGGCGAGCCATCGACAAGAGCGGCAATCTCGTTGCGCCGGGCACGGCAGATACGCTGAAATGGCAGGGGAAGGCGGGACAGATCGCGTTGAACACGACGACGGTAAAAGAAGACGTGTCGTACACAGCCAGCCTTGAAAGCGTATCGGTCGATGAGAGCGTACAGCAAACAGCGCTGAATCTACTCGAAGTCTACGGTATCAAGCCGGGGATGAGGGGCGTATTGAGCATCAACACAAGCGGGGAGAGAATTGCGGCGGTTGGCGCGTGCTACAAGGACAAATCGCCCTGTGTGCGTGTGCTCTGCGGAATATACACAAGAGGCGACGCCCCGGAGGAAGTCGGCGTGCGCATCTGCTATGTGGAGGGATTGACATGACCATCATTCAGGCAAACGATCTGATTGCGCTGTTTAAGCGCATGGCACGAGAGCACTGGCGCTACGAATGGGGAAAGGCAAAAGAAGGAGCGGTCGATTGTTCTGGGGCTTTTGTGTATGCCTTTAAGGAACTGGGCGGGCTGACCCTGCCCCACGGAAGCAACGCGCTCGTGCGCGAATGGGGCGGCGAAATTGCGCCCGTGAAGCAAGCAAAACCCGGCTACATGGTGACAAAGTGGCGCGCTGACTTTACGGGAGATGATGCCGACAAACTGAGAAAAAAGTACGGGACGGATGGACTCGGAAATCACTATCACATCGGCCTGATGGGCGACGACGGCCTTGTTTATAACGCCAAAAGTGAAGGGGATGGATTCGTGGCCAGCGATGTCAAGGGCTGGAATTACTGCTTACCGATCAAAAAAGTCGCCTATGCCGAAGAGGAAGGGAATGCCGTGGCGCTTTACAAGGCGGTCGTCACAACCGAAAATGATCCGCTGAACGTGCGCAACGCGCCGAAAACGGGGTTGAAAATCGGCGTCGTCCCGCGTGGCGCGACGGTGGAAATTTTGAGCGAATCGTACTCCGGGTGGCCGAGGATTCGATTTGGGGAGCTGGTCGGCTATGCATCCGCAGATTTTCTTTCCCTCGTCGAAGAAAACGACACGGAAGAGGACAGCGAAGGTGAAGAGGAAACCGGGAAGAAGATGATCCCTGTTTCCCAAGAAGCACTGCTGGCGCTGGCAGATGCGACCGATGCGCTCCGCTTTGAATCTGCCGCCTTTGCCGAATGGACGGAAAAAATCAACAGAATGCAGGAGGCGGCAGAAGCGGTCCTGGCCTACCTGAAAGGGGACGACTAACATGGACACAGAACGCATGAAAACGTCGCTTGTTGCCCTCGGCGGCATGGCTGGCGCATTAACCGCCATTTGGGGCGCGGCAAAGCTGATCGTTATCGTACCGGAGGCCATCAAAAAGCGGCTCAATGCCAGACGGGAGCGCAAGGAGGCCACCATGCGGGAACTGATCCGTCGGCTGGACGAACAGTGGAAGATGCTTGAAAACATCACGCGCAGGACGGACGCGATGGAAAAGGCGTTTGAAACCCTGAACAAGGCCACGGAGAGAATCGAAAAAAACGTGGAAACCCTCGATAAATCCATCGCGACGCTCCAATGTGATAGGCTGAATCAAGCCTATGTATACTATGTGGATCGCGGCAACCCCTGTCCGATGGATGTGAAAATGAGCCTGACGAGTATGTGCAAACAATATCGCGCGCGTGGGCACAATCACCTAAGCCAAAGCTACATCGAAAGGCTTGAGCAATGCCCGACGAAATGAAACAGCCGGAAGAATGCGTCTTCTGGCGATGTGAGGGTATGAGCAGCCCATTTCTGAACGACCATCAGAGAAAAAAAGACGAAATCGGCCAATGCATGCCTAGAAAAATGCCGTGCGAACTGGAAACGAAGAACAAACACGGTTGCGGAATGTTTTTAAGCAGGCATCCCCGCTGTCAGACAGACGGCGATGCGAAATAAAAACCTGAAAAACGAAAGCGAGGAAAACCATGATGAACGAAGTGCTGAATGCAATCCCCCCGATGATTTACATCATCATCATCCTGATCGGCTTTTGCGCCTTGTTCGGCGCGGCCTACTATGCCTTGAAAAACGGCAAACTGTCCAGTGAAGCGCTCGAAGTCGGGACGACAATGCTTGAGGGCATGAGGCAGAGCGCAGAGGCGTTAGCTAAGGCGACCGGAAACGGCGCGATCTCCGTTGCAGCGTTTATCCTTGACGCGGGCACAAGAGCCGCACATGCAGCAGAACAGATGTATAAAACAGGCGAAATTGACAAAGCCGAGCGAAACAAAACTGCAAAGAAAATCGCCGAGGATCTGCTTAATCTTGCGGGAATTGACGTGACGGAGGACAGAAAGACAGCGCTTGCCGTAGCCATTGAGGCAGAGTGCGACGCGATGGGTCATGCGATGATGCTTTCCGGCACGGCGACTTTGAAAGGCACACCGGAGGAAATCAAGACGATGCTGACCGAAGAGAAAAAAACAGAGACGATCAACGCCGAGGTGGGCAGTCTGGCGCGTGGATATGAGACACCGGAATGTCAGGGCGACGGAAAAACCTATGTCTGCGTGGAAGAAGAGGACGGCGGCTTTGGGTGGAAACAGGTTACGGATTGCACGGACGATGAGCTGAACACGGCAATTCACGCGCATCTGCCCAAGGCAAACTACGGAGACATGACGCGCGAGGACAAAATCTCGCTGATCGAAGCGCTGACAGAAGACAAAGAGCAGGATTAACACAAAAGCCCTCCCGCGATTGGGAGGGCTTTTCTCTTTGGACACGAGTTTGACATAAATAGAAAGAGGGTAAACCGAATGAAGGTTGTACAGCCGATTCGCGACAAAGCGGTTTTGACGCGATGCTTCGAAATTGCGCGGGCACACGATGCACAACGCAAGGAAGAGGACAAACTGAGTTGGGAACTGCTGCTGGTCGTAGGATTTAACACAAGTTTTCGCATCAGCGACCTTGTGCGGCTCAAGGTCAAGGATGTTCGCGGTCAGGATTTTGTGCGCGTGACGGCCCAGAAGACCGGCAAAGAGGCGAGAATTGCGATGAACGGAAGTGTGCGCGCAACCATTAACCGGCTGACGGCGGGGCGCGGCGCGGGCGAGTGGCTTTTTCTCTCGCGGCAGAAGGACGGAAAGACGATGGGGCCGCGCGCGATTTCGAGGCAGAGAGCATATCAAATTTTGAATGCGGTCTGCCGCGCGGCGGGCGTGAAGGAAAGAATCGGCTGCCACACGACCAGAAAGACATTTGGCTATCACTTTTACAAGCAATATCACGATCTCGTGAAGCTCCAACGGATTCTTGGACACTCTTCCACGCGCGATACGCTGGTGTATATTGGCATGATCGACGACGAAGTAGACGAGAGCTTGCGGCACTTTAAGCTGCTGGGGGAGTAAGGCGACAAAAAAGGCCATAATACAAAGAAAAGGTGACAAAAACATAAAAAAATTGTAATTTGCGCAACATGCGGAAGTGTCGCGCAAATTACAATTTTAAGCGAAATGTGTTAATCGGGATTACGGCTGGCCGCCTTTGACCGGGTGACTGGTGACGATATCTGCGGAGGCACCGCCGACAAAGACAGGCGGTATCCATTTGAGCACCAGACAGCGTTCGGCAGATTCGCGCGCGCCCGTCCAGTAGTGGTGCCAGTGTGCGCGGCGGACATGCGGGGCTTTAGGGGCGTGGCTGCCGGCCGTTTCAGCCCTGTTTTTTTCGGCGGCGTAACCCTTGCGGATCACCGCGTCCACGTGCGGGAATGTTTCGCGGCAAAAAGGGGCGGGAGATTGACATAATGTCGCTGTTGTAAACTCGTGAAAAGAAACGTCCCTCAAAGCGCCCTATATATATAGAAGCGTTTTTTGTCCAATGAGTTTAACACTCCATTGCACTATGACAAACTCGTTCTATCTGTATCATAGCGCATCAGGCGGCGCGCGTCAAGGATGAACCCTGCGGCGGGCGGCGGCGGTGGAGGGGCGCGGCCTCGGCGGACGGGGGAAGCTCGGGCGTTTTCTCTTCTTCGGGGTGCGGCAGGGGGAACGTGGCAGACCAACGCAACAGACGATAGGCGGCCACAACGCAGAGCAGCGAAAAGACGAACCAGAAGCAGGCAGACATGGTTATTCCTCCTTGAGCATAGAATCAAGCTGGGGGAGCAGGGATGACAGCGCGCGGCGGGCGTTATCGGTCAACTGGCGCTGCCATGCGTGGCAGGAAGGGGCATAGCGGAAACCGTTTTGCTTGAGCAAGGCGCGAACCTCGGCGGACGGTACAGCCTCAAAGAGGAGCTGGAGGCGCATGGTTTCCACGTTTTCGACCACTTCCAAGCCGCGCAGATTTTCAAATTCGGACGCGGAATTTTTTTGATTTTCGCGCGCGGCCTTCAAATTCGACAGGTCGTCCATACGATCCCGAAGACGGGTGATATTTGCGGCATTGTTGCGCAGCGCCCAAGGCTCAAAGGGGACGGGGGATTTACAGCCCCGCGCTACTTCCTCTGCAAGAACGTCGTCTATCTTCAGCGCGGCAGAAGCGGAAAGATCGGGACAGCCCAGCGCGGTTCCGTGGCCGCGATACCATGCGTTCACGCGCTTCATGCGCTCCTGCGCGGCGGTCAGATAATCAAGGCGGGCTTGCAGCTTTTCGAGCGCCAGCGGGTCGCCGGAAGCGATGGGATCATCACAGCCATTGGCATAGGCTTCGATCTGCCGCGCGGGGGAAACAAGCCGCGCCAGTTGATTGGCGGTATGATCGAGATAAGCGGTCATCTTCGCGGCAAACGATTCTTCCGCGCGCCGCTCGGCGTCAAGCTGTTTTTGCGCTTTTTTGAAATTATAGTTTGACCTTCCGGCCACCATCCAAGACACAAATTCAGCTCGTCTCCTGAGCCTGTCAGAATAAGCAGTATAAACGAGTTCCTGCCATCCTTCGAGGCGGGCGCGAAGGAAAAGGTGTTGATTCTCTTCGAGGTCGTCAGTCTCGGGAAAACGGGAGGAAAAGCGAGATACCGCGTTAAGATATTCGCGGTTGACCAGATTTCCACCGCCGCCGGAAAATGAAACCTGATTCGCGCGCTCGATTAAAACAGGGTCAAGATTTCGCATGGAGAAAAGCTCCTTTCTTTTTTTGCGTTTTGCTGCTGGGGCTTTATAGACTGTCGGCGATCCGGCAGTCTGAAAACCTCAGCGCTTATAGACGCAGCCGGTGTAGGTCATGCAGGTTGTGCCGTTGCAGGTCGAGCCGAACGCCTTACAGGTCTTGCACATGGGGTTGACCTCGGCGCGCTGCTTGTCCTCATACCCTTTGAGCGTTTCGGCGGTTTCGCTGGCGCGAACGTCGAAAGTCTCAAGCGCGGAGGAAACCGCGTTGCGGCAGGCGTAAACCGCCTCGGAAATGGGGTCGCCCTCGAAAGCGCCATCCTCGACGAGCGAAAGAAAGCTGTCCAGATGGGTCAGAAGGTCGGCGGCAGAACGCTTGACGGTTTCAGCCTCGGCGGAAACGGAGACGTTCAAACGGGTGTTCTTGATTTCGATGGTAGACATAGATTTTTCCTTTCTGCTGCTTGGCGGTCGATGTTATTTTGTTGGATGCACTGGAAGCTCGCTCAGTGCGTCGTATATACTATGGTTTTTCCGTCCAGCCTCCGGACCTGGAAGACTGCGCCGGGGTAAGTGGCGGCGGCCATGTCGAGCCATTTTTTGAGCTGATCCAGCTGCTCTTTGCTGTAGCGCGGAGCGTAAAACTTTCCTAGCCCGACGGTGCCGCGCGCTAGATCGGTGAGGGCAAAGCGCCTTTCACCAGCCGGACGAGAGTAGATATAAAAATCAAAGGATTGTGCGTTTCCCATGTCTGCGGCCTCCTCTGTCAAAGTGCGATCTGTCTTGCGCGCATCGCGTCGCGAAAGTCCTCTTGCATTGTTCGCCGCCAGTCTTCCGCCCAGCAGATCACGGCGTTCTGGACCCAATACGGGACAGCCAGACGATCCAGCGCGTTAAAGATGGCGCGGATGGTGTCGCCCGTGCGGCGCTCCTCGTACTCGTCCAGCTTTCCACGCTCGCGGCTCCATGCCCTATCTGATACCCAGTAGGCCAGCCCCTCCAAATTGTCGCGCTGTTCGCGCGTTGCGGCGAAAGTCATCATGCTGTGATCCCCTTTCAATTTCGGTTTTGTCGCCTGCCATCATCAGCGCCGGGCGGCGATTCCCGGCGGACGCGCACCCCGAAGGGGGGCGGCGTTTCGGCTTACTCGGCTTTTTTGTCGGCCTTTTCTGCGTGGCGCTCGATGTAGCGCACCGCGCAGTCATGGAGATAGGAGCAGCGCCAGCCTTCCGGCGTGTGGAGGGGGCAGGCGTCGCACGAACTGCAACGCTCGTATGCGGCGATGATGGCCTTTGCGTGTTCAAGATCGCGGATATAATAGGTATTCATATTTTCCTCACTTTCTGCCGCTCTTGCGGCATTCCGTTGATTGTGTTATAATATAAGTGCGGTGGCTGGCAGGACAGCCGCCCGCGTGGTGGATTCCCTCGGCGTTGCTGGTCAGCAACTATGCGCCGGGGGTTTCCTTTTTTTTAGTCGGCCTTTTCGGTCAACCTGCGCTCAAGCTCGTTGATACGTTGCTTGAGCTGCTCGATCTCGATGCGCTGGCGTTCGTTTTCACGCGCCAGCCGCTCGATGATCTCGCCTGCGTTCGGCATCTCGTCCATGTCCTTTCTACCTCCTGCGGTTTATTCAGCTCGGTTTCCCTTGCTGTGGCTATAGTATATGCTAGCATAGATGTGGAATCAATACCGGAATGTCACACAAATATAAGCTAGCATAGACAGCGGCTTTTTGTGCATTATGTCTATATTGGCATAGACTGCGCTATGTGATATACTTTTTATATGGAGGTGATCGCATGGGCAGACCGACATCTGACGCACAAAGAAAGGCCGTGCTCGCCTATCAAAAAAGGCAAGACTCTATAATGTTGCGCCCACCAAAGGACGACGGCGCGCAGATACGTGCAGCGGCTGCGGCGGCAGGGATGAGCATGCAAGCGTGGATTCTGACAGCTTGCGCCGAAAAGATGCAGCGCGACGGCTTCACGCTGCCAGAACCGCCGAAGGAAGGAGAATCGCAAAATGGCGCTGTCTAAAAGTCAACGTGTCGCAAATGACAAATACATCCAAAAAAATTATGATCGTTTGCCTTTGAGCTATCCAAAGGATTTTTGTTCAAGCGTTCGTGCGGCCGCGTCAGAAGCAGGGGAGAGCCTTGCAGGATATGTCAAAAAAGCAATCGAATATCGCATGCAGCGCGACGGCGTAGAACCGCCAAAGGGAAAAGAAAAGAACGGAAATGGAATAGAACAGGCTGGTATACATGCCTGTTACATGGGTAAAAAGGGCTTGGAGCTGGTCAAAATATACGCCGTCGTAGGTTTGCACGATTTCATTGATCGCTTTTGTCTGGTAGCATTTCCCGTTCCGGATGGAGAAACATTCATCGCGATAGCGCCGGAACTCCATGCGGTAGGTGTCATCAGGCTCCAGGGTGATTTCAAGGCGATTCGCGCGCGATGCGTTGCGCGGGATCGTCATGCTCAAAGATTTTTTATCGCCGAGAAGGTGATGGCAACCCGTCATCACCAAAAAGTGATTGCCGCCGAGCTGGTCAAGGATAATTTCTGGGACAGATTTTTCAACCATGGTCTGATCTCCTTTCAAAATCGCGCGGGGCCTTCCGGTGGGTCCCGCTGTTTGTGCTGGG